GTTCTCCTGTCTAACCTGATAGCGGTAGCCGCCGCCGATGATCGTCTCGCGTCTGATCGCATCCGGATGGATCGGGATAAGTGCCACGACCTCGCCGCGGCGATCGGGAACGATCTTTGCAAACGCGTTACCGCGAATCAGCGCGCACATCTGCATGAACGACCGGCCTTCGATCGCCGTCTGTTCGTCGTTGAACACATCGTGGAGCACAGGCCAGAGCGGATGATCGGGCGCTGGCTCCCGGTCGCCGTTGTCAAGGCGTCGATTGATCGGGAGCGGCAATGCGGCGATCGCGTCTGAAACGATCGAGACGCCACGGTAGAACGCCGACGAGCGCATCGCGGTTTGGGATGACACGTTCATTCCCGCGCCGAAGCCGCCCGAGCTGACAGGCTCGTACCAGAAATCCGCCATCGGACCCGGTGGCGACGCGTCGCCACGAATTAGGCTCGCAACAATCCCAGCCAACGAAGCTACCTCCCGGAACGCAGCAGCGGGGCGACCGCCAGTAGGAAAATCAACGCGCCTGGCACAGCAAGGGCGGCGGCGAGGCTGATTTGAGCGAGGCCACCACCGATCAAGATCAGGCCTAGTGCCGTGAACGCATCGCGCTTATCGACAGCGATCCTCATACCATCGCCAACCCATAGGCCGGGTCGTCGTAGACCGAGCCCTGCCCTTGCTCGAGCACGCCGAGCTCAATCACCGCGCGGCGCCCCTCGAATGAGAGGATCCCCGCCATGGCTAGGTCGATCTTCTTCGGGCTATCTGGTCGCTCTTTCTCGATCCACCAGAGCGGCGCGCCGTCGTCGTCGCGGACGCTCAGGTTCTTCCGGTGCGCGTTCGCGATGTGTCGCGCATACGCCTCGTTGCCGTCGTGATGCAGCTCGCCGGTCGTGATCGCGTTGTGGAAGCTCCGCACGATCTGACCGGTGCGTCGCGGCGCATACGTCGGCCACTTGATCACGCGTGGCTCGTGCGTCTTCGGGTCATCGCCATAGCGGCCCGCCCACGTGGCGACGACCGATTCCCACTTCGACTCGTCGGCGACCAGACGCCAGACGGTCCACCGCGCGAACGCGGCTGTCATCGCGTCGTCGACCTCGAGGACCGGCACCTCCCAGGAGATCGCAGCTGCGGGGCGCTCCCAGCAGGCGACGACGAACTGAATGCCGGTCTTGATCTCAGTCCCGACGATTCCGGTCGCGTCGTTGACGCGCGAGCCGTCGAATCCGAGCGAGATGAGCGCGCCGTCGGGCGGCACATAGTGGGGCATCGCAAGCTCGGCCCAGCGCTGCGCGTCGAACGCGCGGTCAGCCGACTGGAGATGCTGATTGGTCCAGACGCGCGCCAGGAATTGCCTGTCTGCCTTCGGATCGTCCCACTGATCGACGATGCCCTCGACGTCTGACCACGCCGCGTCGGCTCCAGACGCCTCGAGCACAGCCGCAGTTCGGCCCTCGCGGGTATTGAGGTCGTGTTTAGCCGAGGCCTGCCGGTGGAAGAAGAAGAGCCGAGAGTCGATCCGCTCGCCCATATTCACGGCCTCGGCATACTCCCAGGTCCGCTCGGCGACGCTGTCCTCACCGGGGCTGAACGCGGTCGTAATCTCTAGTGCCCACGGGTCGGCGGCGCGCCGCTTCGGCAGGTTCGCGAGCATTGTCTGATGAGCGGCGCGAGCGCGCGGCAGCGTCCAGCGGTGCGTTTCGTCGAAGACCGAGACCGTCGTCCGCGCACCATCGCGTGCGTCCGGGACACCGGCGACCGACTCGGCCTTTCCGCCACCACCGCGACGGACGATCCGCTCGAGTCCGATGTCGAAGTCGTCGCGCAGCGGGCTCAACTCGAGAATCGTCCGGAGTGCACCATATGCGAGCTCGTCGGACTGCTCCTCACTGACGGCGATCATCGGCACATAGGGGTCGGTGACACCGGTGCCGACCGGCTCGAGCGCGCCGTGTACCCGCTCCCAGTGGGAGAAGCGGACCGGCGCGTCCGGATGAAGCTCGCAGGCCGCTATGATCGCCGCCCATTCGGTTTTTGCGAGCCCTTTCCGGAGGCTGATCGCAACGCGGCGGAACCGGCGGCGGCCGGCCTGCGGATGATCGGGTGGCTGGACCTCATAGGCGCGATACAGCAGGCCGCGCTTCTCGGGCGAGAACCGGTACGGCTCGCCGCGGAGATCGCCGGGCCCGAACCGGAGATAGCGCTCGGCGAACGCGGCGATGCCGGGGCCAAGGGTCGGATAAGGCGTCGCCTCGAGCGGCGGAACGACGAGCGTCGTCACGCGAGCCCGCCCGCGATCGCCGCGAGGCCGCGGCGCGGATCATCGCTCGGTGCTGTCGGCGTGGGAGTTGTCCGCTGCTGTCGGACGACCGGCTCCGACGTGCGAATCTTCCAGTCGAGGCGGCGCCGGTCCATTGGCGAGCCGCCGAACATCGAGTCCTGTTGTCGGATCTCGGCCGCGAGCGCAACCGATGGCTCGCGGTAGTAGCGATCGACCAGGTCCGCGATGATCAGCAGCCGGTCGACGTCGCCGGGCAGGTATTCGGCCGCCATCGGCGACCGCCATCTGTTCCGCCACCAGAGCAGCGTGCCTGAATGCCAGATCCGACAGGCGAGGCCGTCGGCGGTGAACCGCACCGGGAGTTTTGGCGGTCGCCGGGTCTTAGCGCGTCGCGGTGGGGCATCGAGGGTCGCTTCTGTGGTCGCCCTGTTGCGTCGCTCGCGCTCTTCGGGCGGCTTCGGAGGTCGCCCTCTCACTTTTTTTGCAATTTCGTACACGGAAAAAACTTTCTTGGGGCACGGTTCCTGGGCTGTTTCCGGCGAAGTTTTCGACCGCCATCCCATCGCCCGCTCACCGCACTTGCCTCGACGTGATCGCCGAGTGATGAGCGTGGCAGAGTGCCGTGAGCCTGTAGTCGTAGTGGCTGGTGCCCGGGACGTAGCGCGGATCGTGGTGCACGTCCGTTGCAGGCGCAGTGCAACCACCCGCGAGACAAAACGGATTCAACGCCAGAACTTCCGCTCTGAGCCTGCGCCATTCAGCACCGTAGCCACGCTGCGTCGCCGTCCCTCGCTGCTGCTCGAAGCGTGAGCGCTGCTCGATCGCGTGCTCGGCACAGCGCCCGTGCACCACGGCAGTACGAGGACAGCGCGAGTACGCGCACGGACCAGCAGGACGAGTGGGCATCAGCCGTTGCCACCGAAGAAGACGAAGCCCGACCACGACGAGCTTTGGGTGGACGAGGTGACGGATGCCCCGTACTGGATGTGTAGCCACACGACCGGGCGTGTCGGCGCAGGGGCTGGCGTAGGTGGCGCCACTGGGCGCGGTCTGCTCAGCACCTCATAGGCGTGATTGATACGTGCCATCCGCTCGACTGCACCTGGCGATGGGTCGACGTCGGGATGGTTCGCCTTGGCCAGACGACGGTAGGCCCGGCGAATGTCGGTGATCGACGAATCGGCCGGTATGCCGAGGATCTCGTGCGGGTGCTCGGCGAGCATCAGCCGTGCCAGACCTCGCGCGCGTGCTCTTCGTGCGCAGCGGTCGCACCGTGGTGCAGCCCGTGCCCATAGCCCGCGGCGAAGCCGATGAACGCCGAGACAGCGCAGGCGAGCAGCCAGATCCAGTCGACCATCAGGCCTGAGAGACCGTGACCGTGACCGTGTCGTTCGACCAGCCCGATCGTGGCTCGTGGCTCTCGTTCGCGTGACCAGAGAGATAGACGTTGAATCGCTTCTCCGGCCCGCCGATGACGTAGCTCTTTGCGAGATCGAAGGCCAGGCTTTTGGCAGTGCGGGCCTGTTCTTGAGCCTCAGCTGTCGCAAGCTGCTCGGTGCCAGGTTCGTTGATCTTCTCTTCGAGGGCGCTCAGCAGTTCGCCAAGCTCCTTGCCAGAAACAGACAGACTCCAACTCACTCTATTTTCTCCTTGCGTACTTCGGCCTGACCCGCCTCGCTCATCTCAGCGAAGCGCGTCGATAGCTCGCGAACTAAGGCAGGCTCACCACTGAACGTGATCGAGGCGACCGCGCGACCATTGCGCAGGTAGTCGCAGTGCGCAGCGCTAACGTGCATCTGCTGCATCAGCCACTCGACATCGTTCACGAATGACATCGATCAGCGTGGTCGAAACTCGGCGCGCACGATCCGAGCGGTGT